CCACTAAAGTTATGAAATTTCAATAACTCCAACATTTTTAGCAGTGTTATCAACTTGTTCAGTTACAACTTTCTGTTCTACAATTGGTTCTGTTTTGTCAGGGAATGGTTCTTCCTTTGGAGGTTGTTTACGCCACTCTTCAAGCAACTCTGATACAACTTCTGCTGTAGACAACTTTATCTTGGCTGCTTTTGCGCCAGATAATGTACCGAAAAATAAACTTGTAAACAAGATTACAATATTGAGTATCAATGTTAAAAATGCGCTACTTAAATCTCCTTCTACAAAGTTTACTGTTACAGATGCTGCTAACAATGTTGATAACAAAGATGTTATAACTTTACGGATAGCACCACCGACATGCTGATGTTCGGCTTGTTTTAAGTTTATTTTCATACTATCACTACTACTTATATTGAGCACTGACAATACTTCTCTGGCTCGTTTCAAACCTGACTTAGGATACTTGTGATGTTTAACTTTATAGATTAACAATTTATGGTCGTGACCTCTATAAGGCTCATTTTCTATTTCCTCAATAGTACGACCTGTTTCATCTACAACATCGTCTAACCATGCTTGTACATAATCCTTATTATATTGGCGAATATAAGACTGCACTTCGGTTTGTTTCAATCCTTTCCTTGCAAAATAATAACGTCTATGCACGCTATATTTGTCGTTTGTAATATCAACCAACATTGATCTGTCATATTCTGCACGATGCCTACTTTCCCAAATTATAAAGTTTAACACCAATGCTACCATAGCAATTAATGTTATGTTTTTAACAGACGGGTTAATATCAACATTTGTTACGAATGACAAATATGCCATAATACCAAGAGCTGCGAGGAACAACAGCGTTGTTCCCCACATCATTATCTTGGTTATTAACTTTTGAGTACTAAAATTAGTTATTTTCTTGCTCACCAGAGTCTTCCTCCTCATCTTCGTACACACCGGTTATGTAACAAAGTGCTTTAAAAATCATACCGAATATTACAAACAAAAGTATAAATGTTGCTGCTCCCTTAAATGCTATTAGACCATCTACAATAGCTGTTATAAATAAATACATTAACGCCAATGTAAGTAATACTACAATTGCATTATAAGCATACAATATCAGTTTAGCCTTACACCATTTTGCTTCTGTAAGCTTATCGTCACTTGCACCAACTGAATAATCGTGCTCACAAGCAAATACTTCTTTTTTAAGTTTATCAATTTGACTATTAAGTAAATACTTTTTAATTACAATAAATGTGATGAGAACTGCGCCAATACTTGCAAATGACCACTTAAAAGGTGTACTATGAGAATTGAATAACTCTATACAAGTTATTACAATAGGTGCTATTGCTACAAGAGCCATATATACAAGGTCTTGCCACAAAGGCATTTGCAATTTCCTTGCTTTAACTTTTTTAGCCATAAGTCACCTCACAGTTTAACTTCTTCGGTTACTGCCTCACCTACAATTTCCTTGATTTTGTCTTGGTCCTCTTCGGACAACTTCTTTGTGTGAGTAAATTGACTGAGTACTTTAAGTATCAACTGATTTTCTTCGTGTATTTTCTGCAAATACTCTTTTTGATTATCCTCCATTTTAGCAAGACCTTCTGCAATAAGCTTTTCAATCTTTTCGCTAACATCAAGTTTAATCTTGCTTGGAAGAACTGCATTCTTAAACGAAGTTTCAATATATTCTTTGGACACAGTCAATTGTTTTTGGAATTCCTCTTTATCGCTCTTTGCTCTTGCAGCCGCACGTTTAATTGACTTAACACAATAAATTACATTCGCAATTATTGTAGTCAAAGATACACCGCAGAGCGACATGGAAAGTATTTGCATAATTTGTTCGCCATATTGGTCTAACATTTTAAACCTCCTTTTCGTCCTTCAACGAATTAACTTCTACTTTTAAATTGTCAATATCCTTTTGTACATCGCTTATTACAATAGTTTTTCTTGACAATTCCTCTAATTTTAGTTCTACCTTTGTAGCAATTTTACTAAGGTCGTCTACCTTTTTTGACAATTTAGTTACTTCACTAAATAGTTTGTCGTATTCATAATTAGTCATTGTCTTCTGCCTCGTCAAACTCAGTAGGTTTAGGTTCTTTTCTACCCACAATAATCGCTGCAGCTTTGTTAAACGACTCAATGTGGTCCTCTTCATCCTCAATAACATTGTCTACCAATTTAGCAAGTACCTGTGCCTTTGCCGGCTCATTGTTAAACAATTTAATAAGTGCTTGTTTTGCATACTGATACTGAGTTATAGTATCTGACTCTGCCATTAACATTACATTCAATATGCCGTTAACAGCCGTTAATTTGCAACCACCATTCATAGCTGCATTTACTTGTTCGTCAATAGACCATTTGATGTCCATTTTAGTTACCTCCATTTATTTTAATACGACGTTTTAAAATCGTTGCATATGTTAGCATGCAATTATATTGTGCATTTAACAACGAACGATTTTCTTCGTCAAGTTCAAGATATTTAATACTTTTAATAAACCTATCCAATGCATAGCATTTAGCCTCAAGTTCGTCTAATTCTTTCTTCATTCGGTCTACAAAAGATGTTTCATCAAAGCCATTATATTTGTCTATTAGTCTTTGTGAGTCACTTATAAATACTTCGACATCGTACAAACTTCCATCTTCAAGTGCTGCTTCGATATGCATGTCATACCATTCTTTAATAGTATCACAAAGCTCTTTTAAATTTTTACAATCAGGCAATATGCCTATAGGTCCTATCGGTCCTCGCCAACTCATTTAATCACCTCCATTATTATTTTATTCGGTATCGGCAAGATATATTACAATCTTGCCGACCCGATCTACTCCTTCCACTCAGGGGATATTAAAGGGAAATACTTGGGCAAAACAAATAATAACCACTATAATACCTATTAACAACAATACCGTTTTAACAGATGTTGGAATTCCAGCTACATTACTCAATGCTCAACCTGCAATAGGTGATAGATTTTATTCTATGATTGACTACACAGAGAGTAGTACTAATAAACATAAATATATATTCGCTTTATTAGAAGTTACAGCTGTTGGGTCGTCAAACACTCAACCATTTTCTGTTGAAGTAATAGGCAAACAGGATATTCACTATTCACATGCATTGGGTTATAGAAAACATGTACAGATGAATGGTATTGCAGGTTCGATAGCATTCTCATATTTTAGCACGTCTAGTGGTTTTCCCAGCGGTAACCCTACTGAGTTAGCAAGACAAATTAGAAGTATGAGTCTTGGTGAATTGGAAGCATCAGGTGCTTGGTTAATTAGTGGTAAGAAATGTATAATCAATAGGGTTAGGGTTTCTTTAACTACTCCAACATTAACATTGTATGGATTGAACGTTACAGATGCACCTGGTGCAACATTTGACGTTGTAACAACCGATGTATCGATTACAAATTTCTTAGGTTGGACTGAGCCTATCAGTTATTTTATGAATGCTTAAGGATAAATAGGTTTAACCTGGTCATTCCAGTCCATTGTTGCGGTAGGGAATGTAATAGCTCTTGTTACCATACTATGTTGTATTACACCATTGTTGTCAATAGTAATTCTACAACCATTACCAGTTTGAGCACTACTGGATGTAACAATCATACTGTGGAACATTGTAAATTCCTCATCGTCAGTATTTACAATGTTGACCGCTACCCTGCCTGCGCCAAAAGTAGTATAAATATCGTTAAGCAGTGCATTTATATTGTTGATAGGATTTTGATTAGTGGAAATATATTGTATGTTTCCATATACAAAATCACTTTGTACCAATGTGATATTGTGTTGATATCGTTGTTGAAATTTTGTTTGTGCAACAGTTTCACATTTGATAGTAACCATATTGTTACTATTTATTGCGATAACTTCTGCTATTACAATAAATTCTACAAACGTGATACTACTTTTCCAGTGTATAAAAACTCTATCACCAACTTTCATATTGGAACGATCTGGATAAACATTATTTAAACCAACTATAAACGATGAACCAACAGCAGGAGATGATAAATTACTAAACACTCCTTTGTAAACAAAATTTATTCCTATCCCCTGAGTGGAAGGAGTAATTTTATAGAAGGCGTATACTGAACAATTAACCACACCACTATTCAAACTTGTTACGTGCCCTATTACAAGGAATGTGTCACCAGTGCCATCATTGTCCCATTGTACTAATACATAATTATTTACTTTTACACCGACATCACTAGGTGTAAAATCACTTTCAGACATTGAGAAATTTGCAGCCATTTTGGGGTCCATAGCAGTGTTATAATGATTGTTTGAAAAGTGATTGATTGCTACATCTTCACTCACACCTGCAGGCCCTTGAGCACCGGTGTCACCTTTAGGTCCTTGAATACCTGTTATATCTACAACAGATTTATATTGGAATGTAGCATCGCTACCCGAGATTGCAGTACATACACTATTACAATCATAACATTTATTCGTTGTAGTATTTAAGAAAGGGAATCTTAATACATCACTTACGACAGGCGTTCTGTTAAACGAATTCGTAGGGAACGTGATTGTTGCATTTACGGTAGGTGTCGTAGTCCATTCACGGCGTTGTGAATATACAAGGGCAGACAGACCAGTCTCACCTTTCGGCCCTTGAGCACCAGTTGCACCGGTGCCACCTTTGTCACCTTTTGCACCTTGAGATACAAAGAGTTGCCAATTAGTCGTATCCGTAGGTAACACGCCTGTTGAACTTGCCGCAATACAAATGTATGCATTACCATTGTAATTCACAAGGTCATTGCGTACATACGTTGCACTATTTGAATAAGTACCTTTTGCATTGATGTTTGCTACTGCGGTGGGTCCTGTAGGTCCTTGAGGGCCAGTTTCACCTTGAATACCTTGGGGCCCTTGTGCACCCCTCTCGCCTTGTGGTCCTTGAGGGCCTTCAGGTCCCTGAGGTCCAGTCGCACCTTTTGCACCAGTATCACCTTTATCACCTTTATTACCTTTCCAAGTTGCACGATAACCTATGGCTACATTACCAGAAGAAGTTGCGGTCAATACTGCAAATGCAAGAGCGTTGGTATCAACAATGATATCACCAATCTGTAACCCACCAATAGGTTGTGTTGCAAGAGATGAATAAGGAACGGTGGTACTTGCAGTGGTTAAAGATTTACTCGTACGATAAACACCAAGACCTCTAATGCCTTGGTCACCTTTGTCGCCTCTTGCACCAGTGTCACCTTTCGGTCCTACGGGTCCAACAGCACCTTGAGGACCGGTGGGACCTTGAGGCCCTGTTTCACCTTTCGGACCTGTAGCACCAGTTTTGCCTTTAAGTCCTTGAGGACCCTCAGGACCAATCGGTCCTTGAACACCCTGAACACCTTGAGGTCCAGTGTCACCTTTCTCACCTTTATCACCTTTAACGCCTTGGTCACCTTTAGGCCCCTGAGCACCTTGAGGTCCAACGGGCCCTTGTACACCTTGAGGACCTTGAGCACCTTCAACAGCAAACTGCATCCATGCATTAGGATTTGTATCAGGTTGTAACCCTACGTTGGCTGCAACCATACTTACGTATGCTTTACCATCGTAGTTTACAAAGTCATTTAGAGCATACGTAGTGGCGACGTTCCAATTACCTTTAATATTAAGTTCTGCAAGACCGGTGTCACCTTTATCGCCTTTCGGACCGGTGGGACCTTGCAAACCTTGCGGACCTTGGGGACCTTGAATACCCTGCAAACCTTGTGTACCGGTATCACCTTTCTCACCTTTGGGACCTGCAGGACCGGTTAAACCTTGTACACCCTGAGGACCCTCGGGACCACGAGAACCTGTTGCACCTGTATCACCTTTGTCGCCCTTCTCACCTTTCTCGCCCGCGGGTCCTTGAATGCCTTGAGGTCCTTGTGGACCGACGGGACCGGCCTCACCTGTAGCACCTTTTTCACCAGGGTCACCTTTTGCACCTGCTGGACCGGCAGGTCCTACGAGACCTTCGGGACCTTGTTCACCCTGGTCACCTTTTTCACCTTGTTCCCCTTGAGGACCAACGGGACCAATGTCACCTTGATTTCCTTTCGGACCGGCAACACCTTGAATACCTTGGATACCCTGAATACCTTGCGGACCTTGAGGACCAACGGGACCCGTGGGACCCGCAGGACCTGTAGGACCTTGTGCACCTTGTGTTGCAAAGAGTACCCAGAAACTTTCATCGGTTCCGGGAGTGACACCTTTGTTGTTATCGACCTTAGAAATATAACCATTACCGGAGTAAACAACAGTATCGTTCATAGAATAAACTGTTACATTATTCCAGGTACCTTTAGGATTTATATTTGCTACACCAGCCTCACCTTGTTCACCCTTAGGACCTCTTTCACCGGCAGGACCTTGAGCACCTTGAGGACCTCTTAACGAACCCATATATACGACTCTTACATTGTCAGTTAGCACGTTTTCAACATAACCGTATGCCCCATTTGTATTTACATTTTGAGACATTACGAAATCGCCAGTTTCAGGCTCGCGAGGACCAGTTAAACTCGTTTTAGGAACATCTGCTGTGCCAGACAATGTATTAGATGTAGTAAACCATACACTTCCATCTGTACCGTTTATACCATCTACACCATCAGTACCATTTGTTCCAGGTTCACCTTTGGGACCCATTGCTCCTTTAGGACCGGTTGGTCCAATAGGGCCTACAGGGCCTTGAATACCTTGAGGACCTTTAATAGAAAACGAAGGACTTGTACTTGTATATACAATATTATCCTGCGATATTCTAATAATCTTATACACTCCACCTGCTGCAACACTATTAGTATCATCCTTATAGTCTGACGAAATAAGCACAAAATCTCTTAACGATGCTTGTGCTACAGGTTTTGTACTATTAGTACTAAGTTGTACTGCAATTTCGTTGCCAGTAATATTTACTACTGAACCAATATATTGCGGTATACCAACTTTTTGCAATGCACTTACTTTTGCGGTTTCTGCCTCAACTGTAAAGTCGTCTGGATTAAACTGAGCAATACCCTTTGCGGTAGTACTCGCATCGGGTATTGTTACACCACCAGTAGGTTCGCCTTCAAGTAAGTTTTCAACAACATCATATTCTGCCATTTGAAACCTCCTTAACAATTTGCTTTTATAACAAGTTTCTCCGGCCTTTGCAATATATCTTCTACAAAATAACTTGCCAACGGTGCGGAATATCGAATGTTTTGAACAATGTCAGGTCTACACTTTTTAATTTCATTATACAATGTACGATTATCTGACGGTACCCACTCACGAGTAGGATAAATCGCAATGTACAATGGTCTTAAAAAGTCAACCATCTTTTGTCCACCAACCAATCTAAACTCATACTGATACACACTTTCAATCCACTGTGATGTATGATAATTTAGAAACTGTTTTGTAAATACAAATGAATACGACTTATATTGGCCATTTGTATAATAGTAATAATCTCGTTGTGTACCACTAACAACATAGAATATTGCTTGCCAACAGTCAAGTCGTTCATCTGCTGTATAGCCACTCGGTAGTTTGTTTGTAGATAACTCAGTAGATGTTATAACCACCGGTGTAACGCTATCAAATTTAGGATATGAAGATAAATCTAACCAATAATTCATCTTATACCCACCGTTTAAACGATAGGTATTAGATGAAACTGTGATTATTAAATAAGGATTTACAATAGACTTAGATAATACAAATGGAGAGCCGTCGGCCTTAAACACTTTGCGACTAAGTATAAATGTTTCGCCGCGTCTTACAATAATTGTTTTACTAAGTGTTTTCATTTAACAGCACCTCCAGTTGATGAACTGTCCAAGCCTTTTGTAACATCGCCCTCGGCAGCCTGATTACGAGCATTCGTACGAGTTACATTAGCTGCATGGGTTGCTCCGTTACCATCTGGGCCGCTATTAGGACGAGCTCCACCTTGACCACTGCCGCCACTCATCATTCCAGCTTGTTGCATCTGTGCAATAACTTGTTGTAATATCTCAGGCTGTTGTAGCAACAACTGTTCAATCTCTGGCGGCAGATGCTGAGCATTATCTTTAATACCGGCAAGTACCATCTTAGCAAGTGGATATTGCTGTTGGTCCATCATATTCCAGAACAACTCCAATGTACGAGGGTCCTGAGGATTGCCAAAAGCACCCTGTATAAACTGACTCTGAATTTCCTGCCACATTGCTACTCTGTTTGTTTCGAGGGTTGCTGCAGGGTCAGAACTAAACGAGAAATCGTCTCTGTAATACAATTCGCCATATTTGTCCCTATCAAGGAACATATACTTATTCCACTCTTCCTCTGTTGTAGAGCCATCTGGTAATACTTTTACAAAACGTCTACTCTCGTCGCTAAATGCAAGTAAATACTTTAATACAAGTTCATACAATCCAGAAAAGGCTGCCGCTTTCATTATGCGAAGGCTCTCAATACGACCTGCACTTTGCATTGCCGCAAACTCTTTTGCTTTACCAGAAGTAGCAGATGCATCATACTTGCCTTGATACGAGTCAGTTACACCGGACGATGCTTTTGCACTGTCATACAGCATCTGTGCTGCTACAATATCCTGTGACGTATCAGCCATAATCTGTTTTGTTTGAACCATCTGGCTTTCTTCATATGTTCTTACATCTACTTGTTTAATACCGTCATCGGTATCGTTAATTTTTACTCGCTGAGGTTTCGTAACAATTGCGCCAGACGACAATGTTTTGTCAGTCATTTTAGTATACAATTTGTTAGTCATATCCTGCAGCTCGAGTAGCACCATTACTTCGCTGACGCCATACAATGACTCAATAGACGAAACAGCTGGACGTGGAATAAAAGGCAACATTCTTAACCTGTAATAAGGTATCTCTGTACCTTTTGTCAAAAATACTCTGGACTTATATTCATCCTTAGCATCTGGGTCGTCTGTTTCACCTACATCATACGGATTATATACTTCCATTAAGTCTTGGTCAAGTATCTCAGTCTTAGCATTCTCATACTTAAACGATTTACTTCCACAAATGGGACACTCCAGTGCCTGAGGTACAATTTGACCGCATTTTGTACAAGTACGAAGTTTGCGTATCTGCCAATCGTGCTCATTACAAATAACCTGCTGGCTATGCTGCGCCCATGCAAATCTACCTACAATTCTGTCCTCGTTTAAATAATAACAAGTTATCATTGTTATTGTAGACAAATCTGCTTGCTGGGCTGGTTCAGCCATCTGGCTGCTATCACCACTTATTGGAGTAATGCGCCTGCCAAACAATTTGTAAATACGCGATAGCGATATCTGCTGCAACTCAAATATGTACTCTAACTGGCGCCAATCACTTACGCCAGGCTGAGGTACAATCTGGTCTGCAAGACACACATCCACTTTAACAGTACCGCTTGTTTCATATGAGTTCTCTAAACTATCCCACCATACTTTGTACCACGATGTGCCATCTACATATGTGGAACGTTCACTTCTGTCATTAAGATACTTGCTGAATATGTTATCTATATTATATTTAAGATAATCCTCAGTAACTTGTACCAAAGGTAAATCTGATTTGTACTTTGGAGACATCTTAGGTAGAGGTATGTTATTATCAATCTTACTCTCTACAAATTCATAAGCAATCTTTCTTAATTGCCTACTTTTACGCTTGCTTATACTGCCATCTTTGTTCAATGCACCGAGTGTTCCATAATATGCTTTACGCCACTTAGCAATATTCTCATCGTTTGCAAGAGCATTGCTCTCTTTTGCGCCTTTTGCAATAGAAAACAATGCTACAAACTTGTTAAGTAATATCTGCTCTTCTGGCGTATTTACATATGCGTCAATAGGTACTGACCACTGCAGGTACATGTCAATGGCTGATACTTTGTCAGGCATTAACTAACCTCCTCTGCTGGTTCCCACTCGTCGGGGTAACCATGTATCAATAAATACTTCTGACGGTCGTCGTCAGTCTTTAACATCTCATAGTCGTCCCACATATCTGAGTGCCAGTGAGTATATCTAATGTGAGCTCTTCGTTCTGGCATCTTTATATCGCCGACTATGAGTTTTATTATACGGCTTAGACCTTGTGTCTGGCTATCTACCATATCGTCTCGTTTGCCGTAAGGGAAGGTACTATGTTGTCTTATAAACTTCTCACGAGCTGTCATATCTTCCTTTGTATCCCACTCAACATCTACTTCCTCATCGGGTGTAAAGTCAGCAGGCAAGTGTACAACGCCTGTGGCTACAAATGGAGATGTGGCCTGGGCACGAGCATACTTACCGCCAAGCGGTGTAACTGCTACAACCGGCGGCATATTTTCTTCGTACTTCAGCACATCGATAATAGCCGAGCCGTTGGCCTTATCCTCTATAACTAACTCGTCAATGTCAGGGAACTCTTTACACAGTGCTTTTATACAAGAGACTGTGTCGAGAAACCCCATACGCTTATTAACTAACTTCCATAAATACACATCGCGACCTTTAAGGCCCCACAGTGTTATCGCAACATAGTCAGATGTCTCTGTGTTCTTAAATGTAGCATCAACCGATAGTTGCAAATACTCTAATGACTCTCGCAAGTCCTTTGTGCGCAAGTATGTTTTCCACCATGCTGGGTTATACAAATTCCCGTTGACTGCGCTGGGGCGCCCCTGATACAATGCATTCCAAGTACGATCGCCGTCTGACTGCTTTACAAGTCTTTTCTTCGACTGTAACCACTCGTTAGTGTTTGCTATCTTCTGAGGCAACTTTGTCTCGTCGTCGCCTAAGTGACGCCCCATAAGTGACTCACCAAGTTTACGACCCAAGGGGTCTGGACCTATCAGAGCCGCATCCTCATCATACTCAGCAGGTAAGTTTATCGTTTTCCATACCCACTCGCCCCAATTCTCTTGCACCCAACCAATGACGTCACCTTCAACCCAGCGGGTCTGTATTACAATTAACTTACCACCAGGATGAATACGGGACTGAACCGAAGGGCCCATCTCGTCGTGTATCTTTGCAAGGACCGTCTCGCTGTCTGCTTGTTCTTTACTCTTTATGGGGTCGTCGATGATAAATAGCTCAGCGCCGTGACCAGTGATACCAGCCTTGAGGCCTGCTGCTCTACAACGACCACCCTGCTCAGTCTCCCACAGTGCTACGCCCTGCACCGACTTGTTAGGTCTACAATTGTGAGTAGATGTCAAAAATACTTCCTGTGTTATTGACACGAACTTGTCTCTGTTGCGTCGGCTAAACGCCTCTGCAAATGTGCTCTCGTAGCCTGCAATAATGACGCCTGCTGTAGGATCGCGCCCAAGGAACCACGACGGAAGTGTCTCTGTCACTGTGTATGACTTGCCGTGCTGAGGCGGGACGCTTAGTAGCAGTATGTCCATGAAGCCGTTGGTGCAAGGCGCTTCGAGGAATGCTTGTATCTGGTCACACAAGTATCTGTGGAAGTGAGTCATATAAAACCCAGGGTTCGCTAGCTCAACATATGTGCCGTAGTCCTTACGAGCCTTACGTCGTAGCAGCTCACCCTCTAATGTTGCTGGTATCATATCTGTTCCTATCTACAATGGTCTGAATAGCCGGAGGCGAGTTACTCCTCGGAGTCCTCGGCCTTTGCTGCAGCCATACGAGCCCTATCTGTGAACGACAGTGTATAGCCTCGTTCCTCTATGGCAGGTCTACAAATCTCCGGGTCGTGCCTGAAGGGACACGCTGCACCATGGCACTCCCACACTGGTGAGCCGTCAGGGCTTGGACCTGGGCACAAATACTCAGGGTAATCTTCTCTCATATTATACCTCCTGTTACAATTATTATGACCCAGCCTCGTAACCGGGCAAGTGCTTTACTTACTACCACGGCCCGTGCCTGGCTTGCTTGTCTGTGTCGGAGCTGCAACGCCGTCCGATGTGCAGGTCGAGTGAATAATCTTAGCCATATGTTACCTCCTTATTAGTTTATCCTAGTATAAAATTGCATCATGTTTGCCAGCAATGCTTCCTTATACTCAGCAATTTGCTCGTCGGCATAGTCATAAAATATTATGTCCTCTGTACGATCTCTCTTTCGTGTGTTAGTATCTACAAACACAATGGCATGTGTTCCTGCGCTGTTAATCTGTGCTTTAAACTTGCCGCGTACAAAGTCAAAATCATATATCTGATCGTACCCACACTTTGCAATCCACTTACTCTGCGTGGGTATATGCATCTCAGTACCGCCCGTTGTAACACTGTTAGCTCGCCATGTACCTGCTAACTTGCCAGTGTCAATTGCATCCTCAAACATAGCTGTCACAGTCATGTTGCGAGTTACAATGATAGTAGCCGGGCTGGAGCTGATGGAGGAACCGCCCTCAATTACAAAGTGGCTGAACTTCTTACCTGCCGGCGGAGTAGCTGTTATGGTCACTGAACTGCCCTCGATGTACGAGCCAGAGGTCTTAGAAGGGTCGTCGTCTAAGTAGCTGCCTGTGATAGTGACCTGATAGCGAGGTGTAGGCGGTGTGAGAGGCCGCTGGTCTACAACGATGGAGCCCTGTATGGTATATCTGTTGATTGTGGTGGCCATAGTTACTCTCCGCTGGGCTCGGTGTTACAAGAGGTCTCGGGAGCCGTAGGCTCGGGGCTGGTGCTGCGAGATGCCCGGAAGGCAGCAAGGGCCTCTAACTCCTCGTCGCTCAGCTGCTCATATGTGTTCACAACGGTCTGGTCAATCTTGCTCTCGTCGAGAGGTTTGCCGCCGGATGTGTCACGTATGAACGCAGCAGCGGCAGTGTTGTGCATTGCATGACGAGCCTGACAGGCCATTATCATCTCTATCACTGTGGGCTCGTAGGTGTTGCCGGCGGCGTCGACGTCAGCTGCAAGTTGCTGGTATGTGTAGCGTTCTACAAGGCTGTCCAGTGTCTCGTTCCCGTCCTTGTCCAGAAAAGCTTGTGGCTGGATAGCCGGACGCTGCAACACGGCCTGACCTACTGCTTGCCATGCTTTGCGTGCGAACCGCGGGTCAGAGAACAAATTTTGCATTTCCTTGCGAACGCGAGCTTTCTTGTTCTGCATAGTGTTTACCTCCTTTATTTTTATTATAT